TTGGCTTATCGAAGTTCCAAATGGTGGTCTGACTTCTGCCTGCATTCTTGCTCCAGTAATGCTTGCCGTTCTGAAGGAAACCATAAAGGACAGGCTCATGCTGCCACTGATAATCACTTCTGCCAAGCACCAGTGAGTTCTTTACCCAAATGCAACAGCCGGAAAGATGAAAGCCTGCATCAATGAACGCTTTTCTGAAATTTAAACCTTCCGTATCTGCATGGAACACATAGGCAGAACCGCCTTTTTCCAGGTGGGCAGCCATATTCTGAAATGCCGATAACAGAAATTCATAAAACTTCTCGCTTGCCATCTTATCGTTTTTGATGGACAGACCATCGGAACTTTCAAAGGCTACATTATACGGAGGGTCGGTCAGCACAAGGTTGGCTTTCTTGCCATCCATCAGCGTAGCAACATCATCGGGATTGGTGGCGTCACCGCACATCAGTCTGTGTCTGCCCACCGTCCACACATCGCCACGCTCCACAAAGGCAGCCTTTTCCAGGGCATCGCTTAAATCAAAATCGTCCTCTTCCACATCGGATTTATCATCTCCGGCAAAAAGGTCTGCGATTTCGTCATCGTCAAAGCCTGCAAGACCGATATCAAAATCCATGCCCTGCAAGGACTCGATTTCGATTTTCAGCATTTCCTCATCCCATCCTGCGTCAAGCGCCATACGGTTGTCGGCAAGGATGTAGGCTTTCTTCTGTGCCTCGGTAAGGTAGTCCACAAAAACACAAGGCACTTCATCGATGCCTTCTTCCTTTGCAGCCATCACACGGCCGTGTCCGGCAATGATGCCGTAATCCTTATCAATAATGACAGGATTGATAAAGCCGAACTCTCGCAGCGAAGAACGGAGCTTCATAATCTGCTCCGGGGAGTGGGTACGGGCGTTATTCACATACGGCACTAATTTTGTAATGGAAACAAGTTCCATCTGCGTTGTTGTTCTTCCCATAGCACCCTCCTTAATACAGACCCCATTCAGCGAACTTTTCAAAACCGCCAAGTCTCTGAATGTACTGACGGGCGATGTCTACTATTTCCGCATAAGGCTTGCCATCAATGGTATCATCTCCGATGGCACAGCAAAGCTGCACAGGCTCTTTGGTTTTCTGCGCCTTAAGGAACGCATAGATGTTTACAGACACATCCGCCTTGGATAAGTCCTTGCCGTGCAGACCGCCGCCTGTAACGGAATCAGCCATATCAGAACCGAGTTTACGGTTGGTCGCACCCGTGTCTACATTCGTGCCGCCGGTCCAGTCACCAAGAGGATTGATTTCCGCACCGGGGTAAAGCATCTTCAAATCCGCTGTTTCTACATTGCTCTGACAGATGATCAGGCGAACACCGTCCATAATGTACTTTCCGTCATAAGGGCATCTGCCGTAAATGTCACGGGCAATGCGGGAAAGTTCCTCCTGTTCCTGTGTCAGAGGCATACCCTTAAAGATACCGTTATCGCCACAGCGAATGCCGTCCTTCTGATTATTTGACAGATGCTTATCCTGGGGAACAATAACAATGTCTGTGTCCATCATACCTGCAATGCGATGCACGGCACTAATAATTTCAACCTTATCCAAATCTGCTGTGGTTTCAATGATAGCGTGGCATACACCGTGACCGATGAGAACCTCCACTGCGATTTTCGGATTTTGTTCTTTTGCATAAGCCAGATCCACAATGGCTCCTGCGATTCTGTCTGCCACCTTGTCCGGATGGCTCGGATTTACTTTTTCAATCATGGTTAAAACCCCTTTCGTTGGTGCAATAGTCGTTCCAGGTCATCATTCGGATTGGTACCGGAAAAATCCACGGAACAGTTTTCTTTTACGATTTGCATGATGTTGTCCCACTGCCTTGAGGCCTGGTTCATATAGTTGATGCCGATATTGATAAACGGGGAGGTGACAGGCTTTCCTGTTGTGGGATGCTTTGATAAAAATCCCAGCTCGTTTGTCATCTCCTCGCACTGCAACCATCTCGCCACACACATGGCATAACGTTCAATGGTCTGTGGGGAAACATAACCCGCACAGCCGATGGAATTGAGCCAGTTCCATGTATCCTCATAAATCTGCTTTGCTCTCAGTTCCGTACCGTCACGCTGCTTTGCACTGAGCAGTTCATTTGGTTTCGGCATCTGGATACCTTCCACATCGGGGATATCCAGCATCGTTAGTTTGCGACCGCCGGGGTTGCCGTTCTGTGCCTTTTCCAGATTGGACTTCGGCTTACGACCTGCACCCGGACGTTTTCCGCCACGGCCGCCTGTGTTATTCGATTTTGTTGGCACGATTCTCACCGCCTTTCTGTCTGCGGGCCTTATTACCCTTTTGATTTCGCAATTTTTTCACACGAAACCCCACGCCCGTTGCACGCCATATTGGTCCCGGAGATTTTGACCGCCCTACCGGGGTCAGTGATTATGCCAACGGTCGCCGCTTTCTGCGTGTATCTTTGCATGACACGGTTTGCAGAGAGCAATCAGATTCTCTCTTGCATGAGTTCCGCCCTGTGACAATGGCAGCTTGTGATGTATCTCTTCCGTTGGTGTCAGCTTTCCTTCAGCCTGGCACTTCTCACACAGCGGGTGGGCGGCAGCATACGAGTCCCTTATCCTTTTCCAGGCTCTGCCGTAGCGTTTACGCACAGCGGGGTCGCGGTCATAAGTTTCGTAGCGTTTGTTTTCTTGGCTTTGATGTTCTTCACAGAACCTGCCATCTGTTAAGTTAGGACATCCTGGGAAAGAACAGGGACGCTTTGGTCTTCTTGGCACTCGTTTCACCTCCCTTGGGCATAAGAAAAGCCCTGAAGGATTGCTCCCTCAAGGCTTGGTTTCATTCTGCTTTT